CTGCTGTTTTCTAAACCAATCGCAAAATCAACCTGTGACACACCCAAGCCTATAATTGCAACTGTTTTACCTTCTAAATGCTCTATGCGACTCATTAGCTCACATTGGAGCGTACTGAGTCATACCGATATTCGTCGCGTGTGCCACGACCTTCTGAGATATTTTTCATTCTAGCTACCGCCTCCTTAAATCGTGCCTCTAACTGAGTAACGACGTCTGTAGGTTCTTTAAGGAAGATAGCTCCTTCCACCAACGATCCATACAACAAAGCGTCTGGATAATCTGTAGATAAAAAAGTTGTACCGCTGTCACTACCATTGGTAAGAGATACTGGTTTATGTAAATAATGAAGCTCCACTGTGTAATCCGCATCCGGGATTGGCGAAACCTCAAAAGCTGTGTCATCAAATAAAGAATAATATTTTGGAGTCGCTCTTGTTGTACCAGAAGAATATTCCTTAATAAATGATGGATGTTTAAAATCTAAGTAATCGTATGTGTCTGAGCTAATAATAGCCAAACTCATAGGCGAATAAAAATCTGTTGGTGTTGCTAAAAATCTATTGCCGGTAGTTACTGTGCCTTGGACATTTTTACGTTGCTCTGGTAACTGAACAAAAGAAAATATACGATCTTCTGCTTCTTTTATGAAAGTAGGCAGCTGTGTTGTAAAAGTTGACTCAGATACCTCTAAGTAATCTTGTATTGCTGTTTTTAATGTGCCTAATGTAAAACTCATATTGTTATTGTAACCTCACCTACTTCAGTTGTAATAGAAAAAGTATCTAACACAGAACCTAATTTTCCATTTCCCACATTGGTATAAATTAAAAATCTAGAGTTGTCGTCACTTGTATCGGGTCTTGCATCTCTGACAGCTTGCGGATCTTGTGTTGAGGGTTTTGGCATAAGCTGTGGATGTTTAGGATCCCATTGGTCTGGACCAACCAATAAACCATCCCAGGTTTTACGCATATCTTTTAACTTATAGCGAAACCCTGTTATGTCACAGATGCCGTAAGAAAATTTACCAGATGCAAAAGCCATTATGCGTTGTTATAACTCCTAAGACTTGGTGAAACTCTAAAAGATGCACGATCTTCGTCTTGTGACATAGCTCGCAAAAATTCTTCTTCATATAATGCTTTTAACATTTGTGTTCTTTCTGGTGCTCTTTTTAAAGATAAATAATAAGCAAGACCAGCTGCCAAACAAGGATAAAACCTAAAAGGTAGGTCAAGCGTGTTCGCTCCTGCGTCTGCGTCGTCCATTCTTGTTAGGACGTTCATGTGAATTGTATAGGTGCTTGACTTGTCTGGCGCTGGCCAAACCGAAATAGTAGGCGATAATTGTTTGTTTATAAAAAATTGATTTGGTTTTCCGGTGGTAGATTTTGTAGTGATATTAGAATATTCTGCTCTACTTAGTCTGGTCATAGGTATATCAGTAGCATCTTGTCCAACAGTTTCTCTTATAAATACGTCTAACACATCAATAGGTGCAGTAGCATTGGTGCTGTCTATATTGTAGGTTTTAGTATCTTTAACCATGTCTACTGTTTTTTCTTTAATAGACCATTGGTTTAAGCCTCTGTTTGCCCACTCTGCAAGCATTAAGTTAAGACTTCTTGTAGAGCTTTTAAGATCATAACCAGTGCGTAACTCTATTCCGCATCGCTCAAAAGCCTCTTCAACGTAATCAGCTACGTCGAGTTCAAAGTCTTTACTTCCAGATGTTGCCATAACTATTCCTCATCACTATCTTCTTGCGGAGCGTACAAATTGTCAAATGTAATTATCGGATCTGTATAGCTCTCGTGCTGCTCCGCTGAGTGAACCCACTGCGAAGGTGCAAAGTCTGGAGCACCTTCTCCTGTTCGCCACAGCGCTGGATTCGTTGCTCTAACTCGGTTATTTGGTAGTGCAACAAAATTACCAGTATAAGGACCAGCGTCCGTCAAGTATAGCACATGGGATTGTTTGTGTTGTGCTGGATCATCTGCAATAGAATGTTCAGTATAATCTACAGTAAACATGTATTTACCCAGGTAAAACTCCCCATCAATTTTACAGTACCAAGGACTAGAACTAACACGATCTAAAACCACAACGCTATGATGATGACTTAAACAGTCCCATGGTTGAGCTAAATGATCTGGCATGGGTGCTGGCCAATCTTGCAACGGCACGTCCGCTATAAGAGCTTGTATAGGCATACGGGCCCACATAGCGCCACCATGCACATTTTCATCTGGGTAACCATCGAAGTCGGTTTCACATCCTGTAAAAACCACTTGAAATGATAAGGATCTGTCGGGAATTGTGTTTACAGCAAAAGCTAAAGCATGCAAATACTCACCATGATAGTTTTGATGGTTTGCAGTAAATTCTTTTCTAACCCAGCACTTAAACTGTGGTATGTTTGATATTAAATACGCCACTTTATTTAATATGTAAGGTTTTAAACCTTACCGCCTCTAGCTCGATATTTGGTCCCTTTCATACCGCCACCACCAGCTTTGTATTTGGTGCCTTTCATACCGCCACCACCAGCTTTGTATTTGGTATTTTTTAATACATTGGATTGACCTTGAGCTCTAGTGCCGCCGCCCATAAGTGCTGACATTACAGATCCGGGCATATTGCTCATGCCAGGATTTGCTTGCATTTCACTTTTTAGTGCAGCACCACCTTTAGCCATACCTTTAGTGCTTTTCATACCACCACCGCCAGCCATGTATTTAGATTTTTTCATACCACCGCCACCAGCACGGTATTTAGTTTTTTTCATACCTCCGCCGCCGGCCATATATTTAGATTTTTTCATAATTTAGCTCCTGCCATATAAACCCATATTAGGTTTTGATTTTATCATACCACCTTTTGCAGCGAAAGTTTTGACGTTGGTTGGTTTACCGCCAACCCCTTGTTTTTTAGATCGTTTTCTTCTTACCGCTGATTTAATTTGTTTTTTGCTCATGCTAGCAGCTTTTGCAGCTGGCACGCATTTTGGGTATTTTCTTTTGGCATCTGCTTTTTGTTTAGATCTGCCACATTTTTTAAAGCCGCCGCCTTTTTTTGGTGCTCCAATGTCTACCCAGTCTTGCTTAAACCATTTGGTTAAACTCATTTTTTTCTAGCTTTCCTAATTTGCTCTTTACCTGTACCTACTCTTGGATCTTTTTTCTTTTTCATCAAGCGCTCGGCACTCTTGTTTTTTTACGTTTGCTTTGCATCATAGCTCCACAACCTCTGCCCTGGACCATTTTTACAGCACCACCAGCTTGCATGAAACCCATTTTGTTTCTAACTTTTTTTGGTAGTTTTGGTAAACCTTTGTTTTGAGCTGGTATTGGTTTCAAACTCATTTCACCACCGGCTGCTTTTCGCTTGGTACCTTTGTATTTACCACCCATTTTTTTGTATTCTGACACCATATAAGAATTTGCATAAGCCGAGGGATATACATCAAACTTTGCTCTTGCTTTAGCTTTAGCTCTTGCATAAATAGATGGATTAGCTACGTTAGCTGGTGTTTTAGATTTAGCACCACCACCTTTTTTTAATTTTAAAGCACCTAAAGTTTTTGCTTGTTTTGCATGTAAATTACTTGCTTTTTTCAAACCTTTAATAACTTTGTTTATTTTTTTCTTTTGTGTTTTATTAGCCATTTAACATTTCCACCTTCTTCTTGCTTGCCTAATTCTTGAATTAGGATTATTTCTTGTTTTAGCAGAGCTCTTTTTTAATTGTCCAAGTGATCTTGCACAATAAGACTTACGTCTTTTAGCAGCTTTGCTACCTTTTTTTACTATTCTTGTAACGGCAGTTTTTAATTTTGATCCTGGATTAGCTTTTCTGTAGGCTTTGACACCTTTTCGTGTCATACCAGCACCTTTTTTGGTCGCTCTAAAATTACCGCCTTTGCCAGTTGTTCTAGCTATCGCTTTTGCTTTTTTTCTCTTTTTTACTGCCATATAAAAAAAAGGCGGCCGTTAGACCGCCTAAATATTTACGAGTAGTTCTTAGTTAAAACCAAGATAATCGAATAAGCATCGCCGTTACTGTGTGCAACAGTAGTGAAGTCTATATCACCCGTTACCCCGGAGCCTGCATTGTTAGGAATACCAGTAAATAAATCATAGTATTCGTCACCTGTGCTATCCGCAGGTAATGGTATCGCTAATACATTGGTGGTAGCGTCAAACTCAATGTCAACACCCATGCCTCTACAGGCCCAATATATTCTTGATATAGATACAGAACTACAAGATCTTCCTCTGCTGTCCTTAGTTAAAGCAGAAACGTCAACTTTTTTAACAGAAGATTCTCCAGTGCCATCGCTTTCATTGGTAAATTTCAGTATAGCTGTTCTTTCACCATCTTGGATAGTCTGACTTGTTACTGTATCAGCCATTATCTACTCCTTACAGCTCAGTTACAGCTGTACGTTCTTTATAAGCACCAACATAATCAACACTTAATGTTTTTGCAGCCGCAGCTCCGTTTTGGATGCCAAAAGAAACTGTTAGCTCTTCGTTATCTGGTGCGTTTGTGCTTACTACTGTGCCAGCTAATACATTGTTTTGATACACATGAAACTTTTGATCTCTAGGATCATAAATAAATCCAAGTGTCATAAAAGTATCGTCTGCCAAAGAATTAGGCAAAGTCAATGTAGACTGTGTACTATCTTTTTCTACAACAAAACTAATTGTTGCAGCTCCATCTGCTTTTAAAAAGAAAATACCATCTGTAACATCTAATGGCGTTGTGTCGGTTAGTTGTAAACCAGCAACAATATCAGATTGTGTAGCATCATTTGTTTTAAATCTAATGTGGAAACCTATTTGTTTTCCTGCCTCATATTTAAAACCCTCTTTTACAAGCTGAAAAAAGTCATGGTCGTTATCGCCAGCAGCATTTGTTACTAACAAAACACCACCGTCGCCATCGGCTAAAGCCTCAGTAGCAGATCCAGTTCCATCCTCAGTTGTTGTGATTGTCCAATCGGACGCTAAATAAGTATCAAAATCATTAAAGTATTGATGATACTTATGTGGTGCAGGTGCTTTTAATTTACCTAATGTTCCCTCTGCGGTAACATTCGTAACACCCGAAGTAAAGTGTGTAGTCATAATCAGCCTCCTATAAATTAGCCATTGCGGACACCATGCCCGCAACAATTAGTTCTACATCTTAGATAATACTACTGAGCGAGTATCTCTGCAACAGGAGGTTGCTTATATGATTTTAGTTGATTTATGGTATCTTCTGCGGTTCTATGCAAAACACCGATACCACCAGCCTGTGTCCAGGCTTTGATATTTGATTTTCTGTCATCTATTAAAACATGATTAGGCCTTGCAAAAGCAGCTTTATCTTCACCCTTTATGGTTGCTGTAATAATAACTTTTGGATCTACATGTTTTCTTATCCAATAAATTTTGTCGTTAGTCACTACTGTTCTGTTTAAAGAACCAGATGCCGTAAGTATTTCCCAATCAATGCCAGACTCTTTGATATAGTTAATAAGTTTAAGCATGCCTGGCATAATTGGTAGATTTCTGAATAAACCTCTGTTACTGAGCTCTATCTTTCTTGAGTCATAGGTTTGCTCGCTGACCAAGGGACCATTTAAGTATTTAGGTCCCTCCACTCCTCTCACGAAATCAGCGAGCACTCCGTCCATGTCAACAAATATTTTGTTTATTTTTGTCATGCTATACCATTTTTTACTAAACATTTGTTGTACACATGATTAGCATAACTGTTTAGTTTTAATTTAATCTTTTCTTGCTCGGCATCTTTTTTTGCCTTTTCTTCTTGATCCATCATTGTTGTATTAACAATCTCAACCTTTACAAGTTTCTGACAATGCAAAATTGTTTTAGCCTCGCAGATCTTAGCTCTTTGAGCATCGGTCAACTTAGTAACATCAACATTTTCTTGGAAATGAGCAAGACTTTCTTTGGTGGCCCACTGAGGATCTAATCCAATAGTTTTGATATGTCCATCTTCATTCTCATAAAGAACCATAATACCGCTGTAAGTGCTTTTCTTAACAGCGCACCACTTGTCAGTCTTTGGATTCAAAGTCTGGTAACAAAGTCTGTCACCTCTTTTAGTTGTTTCAATCCAATACTTTCTCTTGGTTCTAAGTTTATAACCCCAAGGGTAATCATCAACCACAACTGCGTTGTCAGCTGAGTCTTTATTGTAAATTATATTCTCTATCATTACGCTACTCCTTTTTTTGTAGGCCACATGCTTTGATTGATTAGCATATCAATCTCGGCATTGTCTAAACCTTGTTCATTATTCCAAGCATCGATTGTTGCTTGATCCCAGTTCACATACTCACCAGTTTTAAAATTAGCAAGCGGAACATAGCCTCTCATATAATCAACCACTCCGACAGTGCCCTCTAAGCCATACTTAGTGCCGTCGAATATAGCGACTCTTTTACCTTCTGCTTTTTTGGTAGCAGCAAAACCATCTAAATTATTAATATCCATATTTCCTCCTCAATTTGGATAAGCCATTAATGTGCCAGCGTCATAAGGTTCCCAATCCCAGCCAGCTTTTGTTAATAATTTTTCAACCTCTGGGTTTACCTCGTAACCATACTCTTCGTAACAGTCATACAAAGGTAAATCACCAACATCGTTACCTCTGAACCAAATACCTGGTTCGTCGGTATCGTCCCACTCTTTCAACGGCGTAGCTCTTACACCGGGAAAAAGATCATTTAGTTTTGCAATTAATGCAGCTTCTTTCATAATGCCTCCGTTTTTGTTGTTAATTTCATTTCCCACATAGTTAATATAC